TGTTCATATAACTAAAGCATGGGCTACCTATACGGTAAAAGATCAACATATTGCAAGTCATAGACACACAGCTAGTCATTTTAGTTTTGTTTATTACGTGCGAAATATTAAAGGCATGGGAAATATTAAATTTGAAAAAGATTTAGTATCTCAAACAGGTTTATATATACCTCCTACTGATCAATATATTACTAAATGGAATCAATTTAATTTTTCTAGTTACATCATACCTGTTACAACAGGTGATTTTCTTATATTTCCAAGCGATACACATCATCACACAGAAATGAATACAACAGATCAAGCTCGTATTAGTATTAGTGGAGATATATTATTAACTATGAAAAAAGGTATAAAAACCGAACACTGTATACCTCATCCAAGTGGCTGGGATACTATTTCAAATTAGTTGTCAAGAAATCTTTTTTAAATTGTTTTCTTGAAATTAGAAATAGATGTGTTTAAATTAGATCTCACCCAAATTTAAAATCACAGGAGATATTATGGAAAACCAAGAATTATTAAAAGCCATAGCTGCCCTCGCTGATAAGGTGAACAGCTTAGAAGACAATTTTCACAAACACAATTCTAATTGCCAATGCAACTCATCTCCTCCTACAGCTGGTAGACCTTTAACAGAAGAAGAAAAACTTTTCGTGCAACAAAACATGGCACGTCAAGCTATGGGTGCTATTCAGGATTCTTAGTTTTTCCAAATACATCAGGTAGTTTTGTAACTTTTACCTGTATGTTAGTTTCAATATCATCTGCTGTTGTATCTGTTTCTGGATTATCTACATCTGCTTTCGCTGCTTCTTCAGAATCATAATCAACACCAGTTTTTTTATTTTTAACTTCTCTATGAACTTCAGGTTGTAGTACAGCCACTTCTTGACCATTAACAATTTCTTTTCCAATTTCTTTGGATTCTTGTACTTTTTTAAATGTCATTGTGTAATCTCCATATAATTAAGTAAAATTTTAACACCAGCACCTGTAAGTTTTATTTGATCAGCTTGTTCTAAAACAACTGTAACAATTTTTTCAACTTCAGTAGCATCTGCTAAACTATCTTTATACAACTCTACCTCTAAGCTACTATTACTTGAGTCTAACATTGTAACTGTAGTAGCTACTGCGCCACCTGATTGATTAGACAAGTAAAAACTTTTTACTATAGTAGTTGTAGGCAACACAGGAGGTTGCGAATTTTGATCAGCCGTGGGAACTGTATATACAGTTCCTGTGCCTGTTAAGGTAGAACTTTTAAATGAATCAGCCAAGGAACCACGTCCTTGCTGTAGATTCATCTTTCAAATCTTGTTGATAACCAAAATTTAATTGTTGTACAATTTGCTCCAGCAATCTTGTTAATATATCAATTATAGTAGGTTGATATTCAGGAGTTGCTTGAGGAAATCGTGTTGTTGTAATCTTCGCCATTATCTGCCTCCATCTGGTTGTACATCCAATCGCAGTGTACCATAACGCCATTTATCACCAACAGCGTCACTGTCAATACGAATGTTAGCTTGTCTACCTCTACCTCGTAAATCAAATTTTTCTGTTGTTGGTACTATAGTTCTTACTACGGTTGTACTTGTTGTAGCACTAGGATACGTTTTAAATTTAAGAGTTAAATCAACAGATCCTGTTAAATCTTTAAAGTTAGGTATACCTCTTCCTATATGTAAAAATGGTTGACCATCTGCAATATCAAAATCACCTGATTCAATAAAAGCATCTATAGCAGTTGTCACATTATCATCACCTGTTTCATGTTGATACAATGTTGTTGCACCCGCTGTCAAACCGTTAATAGTATTGTTTGTTGCAATTGCTGTCGTAGAATATTCAGTAGCGTATGGTTTTTGATAAACACCGTAATCAATCCAAGTGGTTCTTGCTAAACTTCCTGTTGACCAACAGTTTTCTAGATAATTATATGTTACAAATCTGTCAATTTGAGTTGCGCTATTTGATGTATAAAACCATGTAACTTCATTAAACTCAGAGTTTACCGCAGCGTATGTTTCTGGTTGATTAGTAATACTAAAATCTTCAAAAACATAATCTTGTACACTACAGGGCATTTTAGAAATAGCACCATCAAATTTATAGAAAGAGTTTTGTGACATCCAAAAAGCCGTGCCGTTTACGTCAACAGCAGAGTGTAAAGAGACAGCTCCACAGTTTGCACCAATTTGAGTTAAGTTAAATGTAAAAGGTGCACCAACAAATTGTAATGCATTTAATGATGTATCTGTCCATACTAAAACAGCATTACGAGATCTAACTGCAGTTACAATTTTTGATCCATCTTGTATTCTAAATGAACCTGCAGTGTTTGTAGCAGTTGGTACCCATGTACTATAATCTTCTTGCGAAGCGAATCTTAAAAATAAATCATCTTGTGTAGTGCTTGAACCAATAGTTGTTTCTGTTCCAAATAAAAATACGTGTCTATCAGGCATAGATACTAAATTAAATCGTGAAACTGTAGGAGCATTTGTAATAACCGCCGCTCTAGATCCTGTTCCTGTTGAGGTATCCCACCTAAAAGTATTTCCATTGTTTACTGTTGCTAATAAATCTTCACCAAAGTTATCAAAAGACCAGTTACGTCCTTCTATCGTAACGTTAGATGTAGAACGAGGCGTACCCCATGCTTCTTTGCCCCACTGATATGTACCCCATCCATAACCATATTGTGATACAGCTGTTCCAACAGAAAGTTGATAAGTAGCTGTTGCTGTTTCACTTGAGGTTCCTGTGCTTGTTGCAGCAGCCGAAGTTTGTATAGTGTAAGTATTTGCTGAAGGAACTGTTAATATTTCATATTCTGCATTCATAGTAGCTGCAGGTATTCCATTTACTGCTCCTGAAGTAGAAGATATAGTAACAAAATCACCTACCTCTGCGTTGTGACTTGGATCAGTAACGGTAACTGTTGTATTAGAAAATGTTTCAAAACCTGTAATAGAACCTGTTGCTCTTATTGGTGTAATGTCATAAGCTACACCTTCTGTATAAATATATAATTTTCTATCTGTTCCGATAGCCGTGTACCGTACGCCGTCAAGATCGGTCCATGCATGCATGTCTCGTGCAACACCAACTAAAGTATTACTAATTAATTTTATCCATCCACCAATTTTTTCTGGTAATCCATAACGAAAGCGTACAAAGTCAGAGTCAACCCAACGTCCTGCAGCTCCATATTCAGTATCTTGTTTATCAATACCAGGGGCAAAAGCTATCTTTGTTAAAGGCATTAAGTCATCCTCATAAATCTATAATTAAGTTCACCAGCACCACCTGCAGTGCCTGCAGATTGTGGTTGTCCACCACCTCCGCCTCCACCAGAGCCTCTTGTTCCAGCCGTACCAGAACCTCCAGCAGGAGCACCTGTTCCACCTGACACAGCGCCTGGACCAGAATAAGAAGATCCACCTGTACCACCAGCTATTTGACAGTTATCTCCCCCACAGTTACCTCCACCAGATCCTTGATTACCTGATCCATTAGAATTAAATGTTCCAACAGGACCAGAATTAAATGTGGTTATATTAAGACCATCAACAGTAGTGCCTGTAGTTAAAACAGTTCCTGAAATAGTTGCTGTTCCAGCAGCTCCTAAAAAATTTTGACGAAGTGGTCCTTGAACACCTCCCCCTGAAGCATAACTACCACCTCCACCACTTAATGAAAATAATGATCCTGAAGTCGATCCTGTGATACTCGTAGTTCCACCAGAAGTAGCTGTTGAATTATATCCACCGTTTGTTCCTGCACCTCCTGCACCAGCAGTAATAGTTAAGGTTTCTCCTCCTGTAACAGTAAAGACTTTATCTGAAATATAACCACCAGATGAACCACCACCACCAGCAGACTCTCCACCAGCTTTATCGTATTCGGCTCCTCCAACTCCGCCGCCACCTCCACCTACAGCGTACTGTACATGAATAGCATTAGCATTTGCTGGAACAGCTACAGATCCAGTTGTAGTTTGATAACCTGTAGTATCAAATAAAGTAAAGACAGTTCGCCATGAACCACTATCTTTGATGTAAGCGTTTACAATTGTTTTGTTGGTGAAAGATGTAGAATCTCTAACGTAAAGTTGAGTTCCAGCGTCAGAACTTATCTCACGCCAAGTACCGCCATCTTTAACATAAATTGGCATAATGCATTACGTATATTTGTACCAAATATCTCCATCGGAACCCCCTGAAGGACTGCTTGTAGATACTGTTCTTGTGCCGTTAGCATTTGTTCCTGCAGTAGCAGAAATAAAAGCTTGTACATCAGAACCGATAGCAACGCCTAAGTTTGTTCTAGATGTTCCTTTATTAGCCACATCATTTAAGTTTTCTGATTCTTGCATTACACCAGTAATAGCAGTGCCTGAAAATTTATATTTAATAGATGCATAAGTTGCCATATTACTTCTCCGTTAGTTTCCAACCGTAAGTTGCGCCTGAGTATACTAAACTAAA